CTGGAGGCCGCTCAGGTGTCGTCCGGTCAGGTCGGCCTCGTTGGTCTCTCGGCGACGATTGCCGGTATCAACGCCCGCTATGCCGAGATGATCAGGGATGCGACCGGCGCCGCCGATGCTGTCGCTCAGCTTGAGCAAGCTCAACGGCTTGAGATCGCGACAGCTACGCGTTCGGCGACGATTCAGCCACTTCAGGACGCGAAGTTGCGCAGCGATGCGCAGGCGAGGGCGCTTGCCGTACAGTCCTCAGCCTTCGGGCAGAGTGCGGGGACGGTCGGCTACCTCGACGAAAAGCTGGCGCTCTATAATGAGTATCTTGCCAGAGGCGTCGACATCACCCCGAGCCTCACGGCGGCTATCGAAGAACAATCCCGCGCGGCCGGTCGGAATGCGGAGATGCAGGACCGAATGAACAAGGCGCAAGCGGACGCCATCAACCGCATGGATGGCTTCAGGTCGGCGACAAAGTCGGCGATCGGAAGCCTGATAAATGGAGACTGGTCGAGCGCGATTTCGAGCTTCAGCAGCTTCTTCGTCGACCAGTTCGCAACTCAGCTTACCCAAGGCCTGCTCGGCCGCGATGGTGAGGCGGGCGGCGGGTTGTTTGGCGGTTCGCTGATGGGTTTGTTCGGTGGCGGCGCCACGCGAGGCGCATCGGCGAGCAACCCGGTTTATGTCGCTTTCGGAGATGGCGGCCTTTCCTCACTGCTCGGCGGTACGGGAAAGACGGGCAACCTCTTGTCCGGGTCGCTGTCGGCCGCAAACACCAATGCGATAGGTGTTGTCGGCGGTATCGACGCCCTGGCGATCTACCGCAAAGCGATCTCGGATATCGAGAGCAGCGGGAACTATAGCGCCCTCGGGCCTCTCACCCGCAGCGGCGATCGGGCTTATGGTGCTTATCAGGTGATGGGCGCCAACATTCCGAGCTGGACCAAGACCACGCTCGGCTATTCAATGAACCCGCAACAGTTCCTCGGGAGCCAATCGGCTCAAGATGCCGTCTTCAATCGCTACTTCGGCTCGTTCCTGTCGAAGTACGGGAATGCGAACGACGCGGCATCGATGTGGTTCACTGGCCGGCCGCTCGCTGGCGGCGCCGGCCTCGCAGACGTGACCGGCACCACGGGCAGCGTCTATGTCGATCGCTTCAATCAGGCGCTTGGGCGAGCGACGAACGGGCTGGAAGGCTTTACGTCGGCGTCCAAGTCGGGCGGGCAGACGGGCGGGATCAACTACCCTGCGAGCCTGTCTTTGACGCCCTCGCAGGTCACCATGATGCCGGCGGGCGTGTCGCCCTACGGCACCGGTTGGGCAACCGAACAGCTTTCCGGCCTGTCCGGCATCTTTCAGCAGCTCACCAGCGGTCTTGGCGGCATCGTGAACAGCTTCCTTCCGGGCTTCGGCAGCATCTTCCAGACGCTTCTGAGCGGCCTCGGCAGTAGTAGCGGCGGCGGCTCGGGTGGCGGGCTGTTGTCCAGCCTGTTCTCGTGGCTGATCCCTTCGGCCAACGGCAATGTGTTCACCTCGCCGGGGCTGCACTCCTACGTCAACACGGTGGTATCAAGACCGACGCTGTTCCCGTTTGCAAATGGCGTGGGGTTGATGGGTGAGGCCGGCGAGGAGGGTATCCTCCCGCTCCGGCGCAATGGTCGCGGACAGCTTGGCGTTTACGCGACGATGGGCTCCTCGGAAGGCGCTGGCGGCGGAAACGTCAATCTGTCGATCGGCGACGTGCACGTGACGGTTCCCGAAGGCACCGACCCGGCACATGCGGCTGCGATAGGAACCTCGGTTCGGGACGAACTGACACGGATTGTCGATAGCCGTCTCAAAGACCAACTTCGGGCCGGCGGCATGCTTTCGAGGAGTGCATTCCGGTGACGGAGATCTTCAACCCGCCTTCGGCTCCCTCGCCTGGTACGTCGAAGTCCGTCGAAATGAGAACGGCCGAATCGGCGTTCGGCGAGGGCTACACCCAACGCTCCGGCGACGGCCTCAACACCGAACAAAGGAAGTTCATCGCCGAGTGGAAGACCCTCACCATCGCTCAGGCAGATGAAATCGAGGCATTCTTCGTCCGCCACCTCGGCTATGTCGCCTTTCAGTGGCAGGGGCCGCGTGATGGCACCTTGCGGCGCTATCGATGCAAGAAGTGGTCGCGGGACAACGTCTCGGCGCTGGTCGACAGCATCCGCGCCGAAATCGAGATGGTGCATGACCTATGACCTTGCCCGTCCTCCTCTCGACCACCGGTCAGCAAGCCGCCGCTGACAGCATCGTCCACCTCTATGAACTCGATACCCGGCTCTATGATGGTCCGGTCTATCGCTTCACGTCATCGGCGATGGAGAACGGTCCCGTTGCCTTTGGTGGCCTGACCTATGAGCCGGCGCCGGTGGAGGCGACGGGTTTCGAGATGTCGTCGGAGGGCACGCTGCCGCGCCCGACGATCAAGGTGGCGAATGTTTCCGGCATCTTCTCGGCGGCGATCGCTGAGTTTGGTGACCTGGTCGGCTGCACCTTCCGCCGCATCCGCACCTTCCGTCGCTGTCTCGACGGCGAGGCCGATGCCGATCCGGAGGCGCACTATCCGATTGACGTCTTCCAGATCGAACAGAAGACCAACCAGAACCGCGTCTATGTGGAATGGACGCTGAAAGCGGCCTTCGATCAGGAGGGGCGGCTGTTGCCCGGCCGGCAGGTGCTGCAAGGCGCCTGCACCCACGTCTATCGGCGCTGGACCGGAACTGCCTTCGACTACTCAATGGCGACCTGTCCCTATGTCGGCGCCGGCTGTTTCGATACGACCGGCGCCGCGACGACGCCAGCCAATGACCGATGCAGCAAGCGGCTCACCAGCGGGTGCATCAGGCGGTTCGGAAGCAATCCCCTGCCGACGCGGGCTTTTCCTGGGGCCGGCCGATCGACTTCTACCTGACAGAAAGCAATCCTTATGTTTGGCAACGACGTCTCACGGGCGGCGCGCGAACACGCGTTGTCCGAATGGCCGCGCGAGTCCTGTGGCGTGGTCTCGGGCGGGGTCTATCATCCTATCCTCAACATCGCCGCCAATCCGCTCAACGGCTTCGAGATCGATGCGCGGGTGTGGCTCGACCACGCGCCCGAGGCAGTCATCCATAGCCACGACGCTTCGACGGTGACCGGTGCCGATGGCCGACCACGGCCGCGCCACCCGCACCACCCGAGCCGGGCCGACATGGCAAGTCAGATCGCCGCCGGCGTGCCCTTCGGCATCGTCTCGACTGACGGCGAGGCGGTGAGCGACGTTCTCTGGTGGGGCGACCATGTGTTGTCGGAGCCACTGGAAGGGCGGACCTTCTTGCCCGGCGTGCGTGACTGCTACGCGCTCGTTCGCGCCTGGTACTTCCAGCGGCGTGGCGTGATGCTCGCCGATTTCGCCCGTGATGATGGCTGGTGGTCGGCCGGCGAGAACATGCTGGTCGACGGATTCGCCGAAGCGGGATTCGTCCCGGTCGACGGGCCGTTGCAAGAAGGCGATGTGTTCTTCGCTCGCGCCGGCTCACCGGTGCCATCGCACTCGGGTGTGGTTCTAGATGGCGGGCTGATCCTGCATCATCACACCGGGCTTTCTGGTTGCGAACCGCTCGGCCGCTGGCTCCACCGCATCACGCATTGGGTGCGCCATGCTCCGTAACATCCATCTGCATGGTTCTCTCCGGCGCCAGTTCGGCCCGGTGTTCCACCTCGATGTGGCGACGGCGGGCGAGGCCGGCCGGGCGCTCGCGGCCGTGGTGCCCGGCTTCCGCGAGGCCGCCATCGGGCAATGGTTCCGCTTGGTACGCGGCAATCGGCGCGACGGGATGGTGCTCGGCCGCGAGGATCTCGACTTCCGCCTTGGCGGGGCCGATCTCCACATCGTGCCGATGCTGGCCGGCGCCGGCGGGCGCGGCGGCCTCGGCAAGATCATTGCCGGCGTGTTCCTGATCGGCGCCGCCTTCTTTTTCCCCGGCACCATTGCCGCACTGGGCACCTCGACCGGCCTCGGGATCACCGCCGGTCAGGTGGCCGGCCTCGGCGTGGCGCTGGCCTTGAGCGGCCTCGGGCAGATGCTCGCCCCCAAACCCAAGTCCAACAAGGACCAATCGAGCTACCTCTTTGAAGGTGGGGTGAATGTGACGTCGGAAGGCGGGCCGGTGCCACTGGTCTACGGCCGACAGGCTCGCGTCACGCCGGTCATCGTCGGGATCGGCCTTTCGACAGAGGACACCGCGCTATGACCATGCATGACATGAGGCTTCCCCGTCTTGCCGGCGCCGGTGGTGGCGGCAAGGGCGGCT